TGAAACTAGCTCTAGTTTGCAAGATCTGTGACGAGATTACCTGGATAAAGATTGACAATTATGTTATGTCAACTGATCGTAGATATCACATCTGCGTTGAATGCGATGAGATTTAACGCTTCAGGGCTTTTCTTGTTGCACTATGAGCGCGCTTCATTAACCTGGTAATTGCAGTTCTAGGATGTTTCTTCTTTAACTTCTTTAATTGTCTACCTAATTCAGCCTGATATTTTGATTTCCTGCGTTTCTTAGGTTTAGCCAGGGGAGGATTCATTTCACGATCTGCAAGACTAGCACCTTCAGATTCTCTTTCACTACTAATTAGTGATCGTAATGCTTCGTATTCTTCTAATGTCATTGTTACTGTTGGCATATTATCTTCTCCTGGTTATTGATGCAAGTGCTATTCCTGATGCAACTACTTGTGCAACGGACCGTAATTTAGGATTTGTCAATGCTATCCACTGCGCTTTTGCAGCCAAGACACGATCTGCTCGAGCAGAACAACCGGATTTACCAGAACATGCCTTATCATGATCACGACAAGCACAATCAAGAGCATCAACACACGAGCCTTTGAAATCTCCACCTTGGAGTTTGTAGTCTCGTGCGCTGATTGCTCTACCGTCTGTCCAGTTGGGTCCACACCAGCGACCATGAATGGCCACCAAGTTAAGCACCTCAAGCAGATAGTACTTCAGATTGTACCAGAGCAGCATATGTTGAAGCATCTGCTTTAGCACGGTAGCCCCACATTCTTCCCTGGACACCCTTTGTTGCAAGGTTGTTATCACCAAGAAGTTGAACAAAGAAGTTGTTTGTTGCGATCAAGGAGATGTAATCAACATTAGCAGGAATAGTAGAATCAGCTGCTCTCTGGAAACCAACGCCACCATCAACAAATCCAGCAGCACGAATTGCTTCACGAGCAGTTGCAATACAGTTAGTGTTACTTAATGCCTGAACTCCAGTTTGTGAAGTAGAACAAACTGATGCTCTTGTAGCAGTATCTGTACCTGCAAGAGCGTCTGGGTTACCAACATCTAGATCTACGCCAAGAACAACAAAGATTTCGTTGTTAAGAACATCAAGTTGTAGTGCAACTTCTTCTTGAATGAAGGTTCCTGGAACTGCTTCTGATAAACTAAAAGATATGGCTATGGTGTCTGAGGTTTTTTTGAATCCCATGTCTGGTGCTACACAGCCCCGGATTATAATCTTCGCGGCGAAGCCGCCCCGAGGCCTTGGAGGGAGTGTCCACCTCCAAGTTCCTTATCACCACCACCCCCATGGCATACCAACCATATTTCTAACCTTCGTGGGATACCCCTTGGGCTTTCTTGGGACATATATATATGAAATGAGCATTTCCTTGGGAATATGAGACAGAAACTCATTACTTTGGACCCAACTTCTTGGGACCTTGCAGCCAAAAAACCGAACTTCTCGCAGTGGGTACGCGATAAACTACGATCAGAAGATACAAAACGGGCTAAAAAGACTAGAAGAATAGACAAAGAATGTATTATGCAATGTGGAAGGAAGCGAGTATCTGGCATGTATTGCAATATTCACTCTCATAACCATGCGGTAGGTGAAGAAGAATGAGATTAACATATTTAGAACATGAACATGAAGCCGTAATGGAATTAAGAAATCATATAGTCAATTGCAAACATGCAAAAAATACTACTACTATCGAAAGATTAGACGAAGCAGATCTAATGGAAGAGGGATTGTATTCAGACGGAAGCCAAGTTAAGTTTCTACCTAACAACATACTCAAGATAAAATGGGAATCTCCTTGCGCTTGGTCAGGTTGTGTTTGGCATCTTTACTATTGTAAACTTGCAGATAACATTGTATTTCAAGATATTAAGGAAGTGTTGTGATGAAACTAGCTCTAGTTTGCAAGATCTGTGACGAGATTACCTGGATAAAGATTGACAATTATGTTATGTCAACTGATCGTAGATATCACATCTGCGTTGAATGCGATGAGATTTAACGCTTC